TAGTCCCCTTATTGTCTTTGGTAAGACCGTAGACGTTACAGGGGTTGCCGGAACGACCGCCGTTGGAACGGCTACCGCCGTAGGTAACGCTGAAGTGCCCCAAACAGGGCTGTCCGCAACCACCGCCGTCGGAACGGTGGTTGCAACCGGCGGAGCGATCATTTCCCCGACAGGGGCGGAGGCAATAAGTTCTGTTGGAATTGTAACTGTTTGGAGTATAATAGCACCGGATCAGACAGCTTCTTATAGCGCTATAACACCGGATCAGACAGCTACGTGGGAAGAAATAGCCGCGTAAAAGGATAGAAGAATGGTATCTACTTATACAGCAAATACCGGTATAGAGAAACCGGCCACGGGTGACCAGTCCGGTACGTGGGGCGACACCACGAACCTGAACATGGACATTATAGACCGAACGCTCAATGGCGTAGGGTCTGTCACCCTTAGCGGCACGAGTCATACGCTAACAACTAGCGACGGTACTCTTTCTGACGGTATGTTTAAGGTTCTAGTTTTAGGCGGCAGCCCAACAGGAACAAACACCGTTACAATCAGCCCTAACGATCAGGACAAGCTTTACTTTGTTCGAAACGGCAGCGGCCAAAGCGCGGTATTCAGTCAAGGCACGGGGTCGAACGCGACGGTTCCAAACGGTGCGACAAAGATTATTTATGCTGACGGCGCGGGGTCAGGCGCAGCCGTCTCTGATCTGTTTGACAGTGTCGCTATAACGGGCGGCACAGTAACCGGGATTACGGATCTTGCGATAGCCGACGGTGGAACGGGTGGTTCTACGGCGTCTGCCGCCCGCACGAACCTCGGGTTGGCGATTGGGAGTGATGTTCAGGCTTTTGACGCTCAGCTAGCTGATGTTGCGGGTCTTGCCGTAACCGACGGAAATTTTATTGTAGGTGACGGCACCAACTTTGTTGCGGAATCGGGTTCGACCGCTAGAACTTCAATGGGCGTGGCGATTGGGAGTGATGTTCAAGCTTTTGATGCCGACACACTCAAGGCCGATACCGCCGACGAATTGACAGCGGGTTTTAGCGCCGCAATTCACGATGCGGGGACAAAAAGCTCCGGGACGTACACCCCTGATGTGGACGACGGAAACTTTCAGCAGGCCGTAAATGGTGGGGCTCACACGCTGGCGGTGCCTGCAAAAAACGCTACTATGGTCCTTCTGTACAAAAATAACGCCTCCGCTGGAACTATCACAACTTCCGGATACACTTTAGTTGACGGTGACAGTATAACTACGACTAACGGCCACGAGTTTTTTTTCTACATCACACGAGTAAATGACGGTTCCTCCACCTTCTCTCTATTAACGGTTAAAGCACTGCAATAAAGGAAATGCGTAATGGGAACTGGAGAATTAATGCCGATAGTTCAGGGCGGGCACCAGAAGCTCGACTTGAACCTTACGATATCGGGAAACACTTCAAACTATAACATCGCTACCGTGGCGGCCCAGAATGGCTATAGCGCGGGCTCTGACGATACGCCTATTTTTGTTACGGTAAATTCTGGCGTAGAAGTTACCGCCACAATGACAAACCCGGCCCTTCAAACCGGGGCGATTAACGCAGCTTCTCCGCTTACAGTAACGGTAAACGGGACGGTCACCGGATATACGGGGGCCACGGGCGGTACGGGCCAAGCGGGCTCCGCGGGCGGAGACGCTATTCACTTTAACACAAGCACCCCCGCAACGGGCACCTATGCTGTGGCGGTAGGTTCGCAGGGCACGGTTCGCTCGGGCGGTGGCGGCGGTGGCGGCGGGGGCACCGCAGGCTCTAGGCGACGTGGGATTGATGACGGTAAAGGCGTTCAGTGTACCATGATGGGCCAAGCTCGTTTTGGCAGTAACGGATCAGCCGGGGCTCAAGGCGGGTTCGGCCAAGCGGGTGCGTCGGGTTCGTCCGGCACCGTACCCTCCGATCCCAACGGCTGCGGTATACTTTCGCCCGCGGGGTCGGGTGGCGCTGGAGGCGCGGCGGGTTTCGCTGTTCGCAAGAACAGTCGGACGGTGACGGTGACTAACCAAGGAACTGTTCAAGGGCAGACGGCGTAGATTATGGCTAATATACTCATTCCTTATTCAGGTGGAATTAACAGTACGTACGCTTTGTGGAATTGGCTTTCTAATACAACCCACAACATTACAGCCGTATATTCCACAGAAACGTGGCTGGAGAGCAAGTTTTCAAACGCTTCTGAAAAAGAGCTTTCTCAGAAAACCGCTGCCGACGCTATAGTTTCTTGGTTGAAAAGCAATGTGCGAGATTTTGAGTACAGCACAACTTCATGGCCGGTTTCTTATGCGGAGGACATGCAGCCTATTCGAGAAGGGTTTGAAGTAAGGGTGGACGTCGGAATAATTGCGCCTCGCTACCGCGGGTATCGGCAGCTATTAGATACGGGATCGTATGACGGTATTGTTGTGGGTATTTCCTTAGAAAATACCGCTACCGACAACCATGACAGGCTTCGGACGGAAATAGAGGTTGACGGCGTAGACGTTTATTTAGCGGGAACGGGCAACTTTTCTGCGATGCAGAAAGGCTCTGCTTTCAACTACGACACGGTTGCAACAACTTTAAAGGGGCGCTTTGAACAGTACGAAGCCCTCCCTGACGCGGTGTGTTCTCTTTTTGTAGACCCCGGAACAGGAAACAGGTACTCCCTTCCCGTTCTTTACTCCGATGTAAGAAAGCAGAGAACAGATTTAACCGGCGCGGAGCTTGACGCAATTTTTGAAGAGACGGGTCAATACGGTCGGTGGCGTTCCGCAGCAGACCCCGAAACATATACATATAGAGGAGCTTGGTCCGCCAAGGGCATGGAGCTTCTAGGAGAAGGTGGTTAAAGCGGTAAATTATTTTTTGGCGGTTGTAGGCTTTTGCCTATGCCCGTTTAGCGTCAGTGCCGAACTTGTATGCCTTACAGGGTGGGAAAGTGTTAAAACAGTTGCACAAGAGCAGGGTGAATCCGTAGTATTTTTAGGGGTAAATAATGTAGACCACGCTCTTTATCTGTTTGCAGGACAAAAAACTTTTACCTTGTTTTTTAGCCCAGACGGGAAAGTGTTTTGTACTAATGACGCCATGCTGGGGCTTACCGTAAGCCTTCAAAAAGAAGAGTTAGAAAATGCCGTTAAGTAAGCTCCAATTTAAACCCGGTATAAATACAGAGGTTACTTCTTACACGAATGAAGGCGGCTGGAACGACTGCGACAAGATTAGGTTCCGGTTTGGTTTCCCTGAAAAAATAGGCGGGTGGGAAAAAGCTTCCTCAAACACTTTTGTCGGAACGGCTCGTTCCCTTCACTCTTGGAGAGCCGTAGACGGCACTAGGTTTTTGGGCGTTGGAACGCATTTGAAGTTTTATATTGAAGAGGGTGGGTCTTTTAAAGACATAACGCCTTTAAGAAAGACAACTACGGGGTCCGCCACGTTTTCAGCTTCCAATGGTTCCGCAACAGTTACGGTTACTGATAACTCGCATGGCGCTCTTGTTGGGGATTTTGTTACTTTTAGCGGTGCGGTTTCTCTAGGGGGAAACATTACCGCCACCGTTCTCAACAAAGAGTATGAAGTAAAAACAACGCCCTCCACGGATACCTTTACAATTACCGTAGACGTTGTCGCAAACGCATCGGATACAAGTAACGGGGGCGCGTCCGTGACCGCAGCGTATCAGATAAACGTAGGAACGAACGCGGTGGTTCCGGGGACAGGTTGGGGTGCGGGAACTTGGGGCCGTGGAACTTGGGGGTCGGCAGCGACGGAAACAGCGGGCGGGATTGATATACGTCTTTGGAGCCAAGACAACTTTGGCGAAGACCTGCTGCTTAATGTTCGAGACACTCGTGTTTACTTCTGGGACAGAACTTTAGGAACCAGTTCAAGAGCAGTTGATTTAAATAGCCTTGATTCAAACGCTCCCGTTGTTGCTCGTCAAATTTTAGTATCAGACAGGGATCGACATGTTATTGCGTTTGGTTGCAACCCTATAGGAGCTACGGCTCAAGATAAACTTCTTATTCGGTTCTCAAGCCAAGAAAGCGCTACGACGTGGGAACCCACTGCTACAAACACGGCGGGCGATTTAATCGTAGGCTCCGGATCTGAAATAATTCAAGCAGTTGAAACTCGTCGCGAGATATTGGTTTTTACGGATGTGTCGGTGCATTCCATGCAGTTTATTGGTCCGCCGTTTACTTTCGGTATTAACCAGCTTTCGGCGGGAACTACAATAATGGGTTCTAAGGCAGCCGTCGCAGTCAACGACTCCGTTTTTTGGATGGGCCAAAACAGGTTCTATGTTTACGACGGTCAGGTTCAAGACCTCCCATGTACCGTTAGAGACACTATTTTTGACAATTTTAATGAAGCACAGTCCGACAAAGTTTTTGCGGGGGTGAACTCAGAGTTTGGAGAAGTAGTTTGGTTTTACCCTTCTGCGGATTCAGATGAAAATGACAAGTACGTTATCTTTAACTATGATGAGAAAGTCTGGTATTTTGGAAACCTTGATCGCTCTGCTTGGTTGGATCGCGGGCTTAGGACTCATCCGTTAGCCGCTAGCTCAAACGAACAGTACTTGTTCAACCATGAAATAGGAGCCGATGACGACGGGTCAGCCCTTTCCGCGCACATTGAATCTAGCCCTATAGACATTTCAGAAGGTGAAAAATTCGGCTTTATTCGCAGGCTTTTGCCTGACATTAGTTTTCTTACAACGCCGGACACCGCCTCCAAGGAGGTTACGTTTACCTTGAAGGCGGAAGATTTTCCGGGAACTGGTTTTACTCAAAGTTACGCCTCAACCGTCACAGCAGACGAAACTCAAAACCATGTACGTATTCGAGGGCGCGGCTTAGGGCTTAGAATAGAATCCGTTAACACAGGCGTAACGTGGCGACTTGGTTCGCCCCGCGTTGACATACGACAGGACGGTAGACGATGACCGGTAGAGCGCTTGTTCCGCCGCAGTTTTCGATCCCGCCCGCGGAGTATC